ACACAATCAGGTGTGAACTATGAGAGGATACAATTGCATAGGGCTGGTAAACCCAAAAACGCCGGCTAATGTTGGATCAATTATGAGGGCGGCAGGGTGTTACGGATCCGCAACTGTATTTTTTACAGGGAGAAGATATAGCCAAACCAAACAATTCGTCACTGATCCACAAAAAAGATGGAAAAATATTCCGTTGGTTCATACTGAGGATTTACATCAATCTATCCCGTTAGGTTGTGTCCCGGTAGCGGTTGACTTAATTGACGGCGCCATTCCTCTACATCAATATAAACATCCTGAGAGAGCAATTTATATTTTCGGGCCAGAGGACGGAACACTCGGAAAATCTATAACAGGTTGGTGCAGGGATATTGTCTATATTCCAACCGATTCCTGTATGAATTTAGCTGCCACGGTCAATGTCGTTCTCTATGACAGATTGGCTAAACAATTAATAACTAAAAAACAATTGAATAATTACCGGTTATGAGCAATAACAGACAAGCAGCCAAAATAGACGCTAATCAACCGCAGATTGTAGATGAATTGAGGAAAGCCGGATTTAGCGTCGAACCCGGACACGATGATATTTTAGTTGGTAAATTTGGTATTACCGGCTGGTTTGAAATCAAAAACCCTGAGTTAGCGCTCAGTAAAAAAACCGGAAAAGTGCTTGATAGTGCGATTGAACCGTCCGAAAAGAAACGTCTCAACGAGTGGCGAGGCCATTATCAAATCGTTTGGAGAACTGAACAAATTTTAGATTGGTTTAAAATGATGCTCAAAAAATTAGAGGGGCGATAATATGGCAAAAAAAACGAAAGAACATGGTAACCCGTTGGAATACAGATATTACAACGTTATTGACCATGAGTTTATTTATTCATCAAATTACGACTGCCTATTCGATTTTTTCGGTGACTATGAATTTTACATTTCCGAATACAAAGTAGAAGCTAATTTGGAACGGGCAACCGGGAAAAAAGACAAAAACGGGGTGATGATTTACGAAGGGGACCGGGTAAGATGCGGAAACATTGAACGTGATATTGTCGGCCCGGTCAGATATTCAAATGTCTTGCAAGCTTTTGTGGTTGAATTGGGGACGGTTGCTGTTAGACCGCTTTTAACATTCTCAAAATTTGAGGTTGTCGGAGATATTCATACAGGGGGCGATAATGCCTGAAAAATCATGTTTTGATTGTACACAAGTCCGAATGTGCAGTGCGAGAAAAGCGGTCTCGGAAAGTATACCTTTTCGTTCGAACGACCCAAACTATAACACCAATCATTCAAAACTTTTCGAAGCAATAGCCAGAATTTGCGAGGCATTCGAACCAAAGGAGATTAAAAAAGATGGATAAACTAACCGAATTCCTGAAAGCCGGTGAAATCGTCCAGGCTAAACAATTTATTGCTGATAATCGCGATAAGGCTGAACAGATCATCGAAGCCCTTTTGCAGTATTACGAAAGCGACGGGTACGCAAGAAAGCACACGTTTTTGGTTGAGATGGGCGGGCAATATTTCAGTAACGCTGAACAAATCAAAGAAAATCAAGGTGCCGATTGGGAATCAACCGAAAAGCTAGTAGATCACATCCCATTGGCGCCGCAAATCGGACCGCACTTTCCTGACCGTGAGGGAGAACCACTCAATCTTTGCAAAGATAGAGAGCAAAAACAACTGGAAGACTTTGAAAAATCGGAATATACAGTCAATATTCAAATCAACTGTTTTCATGAAGGGGATTGGCTGACCGCCCTCAAAAATGAATTAATACCACTTTTAAAAGACGGAAAAGTCCAGACGGTCAACGTTAATTTTAATACAAGTCTAAAACCGTTCTATATCGCGAATAAAGAGCCGTCAATAATCAAAGATGGTTCCGGGCATGGCCGTGATATCGTTATGAAGAATTTACCAGAACCAAGTGGACAGCCGATTTCAAAAGGCCCGATTTTCCATTATGACATTGATACTAAAACAACAGAATATCAGACCGGACAATCATACCGAAAGGAGGAAAAACATCCAGAGGAAAAACCAATATTTCCAGGGTATGCGGAAAAACAAAAGCCGGGGGTCGGTTGGCATGATCCGCAAAGACAGTGGACTATTTGGCGAAAGCTAGGAGACCTAAACGGGACTGGTCCCGCAATCTACGTTGTTAGCCAAAATGATGAACCGATGCCTAACTATATTACATCCGCAGGAATTGGAATGTATAATTGGAAAAGACCAACAGTAAGGTCTATCGAAATCGCCAAAGAGACAGCCAAATATGAGCATTTGATCGGGCGATTAACCGATTTGCAGCTTGAGGAAATCCTCCGTTCAGTACCTGAAGAATTCAAAATCAAGGATGATCCGAAAGAAGAGAATAGAGAATTTAAAACATGGACGCTCGAAAATGAAGGAATTATGGGTTGGCATTTGCAGGGCAGGGCCGAGAATGCCTTGGAGTGTTTGGAGTTATATCTTTATGCCCAAAGCGAGATTTTAAACGAATTGCAAGAAAGGCGGGAACTATTTTTTAAGCTTCCGGGTGGCGGGGCTGCATGGTTCGAATTATCGGGTGATATTATACGGAACGGGCCAGTGCATTTTAAAGCCCGACTTATCGAATCCGATATCCCGTTCTAATCATGAAAAAAGCAATCGGCTGGATAGTCCTTATCTTTACCGCAATTGTATTCCTAATCCTTTCTGATCTCAATTATCCTGGTAATAATGATACATTAGATCAGGATCGGAAAGCATTAAGACAATATTTTCAAAACATTCAAATAAAGAAATAAAAATAAACATGAAAAAACAACTATATACCATTTTTTTGTTACTCCTTATAGTGATATTAACCAGCTGTAAGGATTACAGAAAAGAATTATCATTTGAAACAAATACTGATCAAATGAAACCCATAGTGGACTGTGTTGATTGCCAAATTGAATCTACGAAAATGAATCTCGATTGTCCATCTAAAAAAGAAGGATTAATAACAAACTTTGTGAGTGCGTCGAATAAACTTTACGTAAACCCAACGTCTTTCGATCAATGGCGTAATGGTGAAGACTGCACATTAATGGTTTCTACCTATGATGCATCAGGAGATGGACAAGGCGCGTATTTATTCTATTTCGACCTGGACGAAGATGAACTTCAGACCGAAAAACTGATTTTTAATGAATCTAATCGGGCATGGGGACAAGTCAATATTGCGGTTGAATAAAAACAAAGCATAAGACAAAAAAAAATGAATCACAAAGTCAAAACTAGAAAGCGGCGAGACGGACAACTTGAACGTAGATGCATCGCCGATGGATGTAAAAAATGGGTCATTTGGAACAAAAAAACCAGAAAAACCAGATGTCTCGAACACGATAACAGAAGATTGGAAAGGCTAAGAGAGGCTAGGAAAGCTAAACACCGCACATGGAGTGATTCTAATCTATTAGACAAAGATCTCAATGGAAAGGGAACACAAGAAAACTGGTTCAAGTCATGTAATAAACAACAAATTGAGGCATTAAATTCAGGAAATAACCATAGGCTTTTACAATGTCCTGATCGTCCAGGATCGTACCCGCCTGGGCATTTGAAATTAAAAAAACAAAAACGATAACCAATCGAGGGGCCTTATGGGGAATCTTTTAAAAGTTGATACGGCAGCGTTTAACCGAGCTGTCAAACGCGAATCGGACAAAATCAGAAAAGAAAATCAGGAAATAGATAGGCGCACATTAAATGAATTAGCAAAGAAGGCCACGAAAATCATCGCTGAAGATATCCAGGAAAGAACCGGACTTACGCAAAGGGCTGTAAGAAATGCAATTAAAATCAAAAAGGCTACAAGACGTGTTTTACAGGTTGTTTTAACGATTACCGGCAGACGGTTACAATATCCAAAATTAAGAGAAATCAAACGGAAAGGAAAAACAATAGGGGTTTCCTATCAGAATATGGATAAGCAACCTATGAAACAAATAGGTTCATTTGATGGTCATTCAGGACTGTTTATAATACCCGGCAAATACAGTGATAAAAAAGTCGCTGTTTTCAGAGAATCAGGAGAAAAACGTAAAACGACAACATTTGCAGGGCACTCCGTCCCGTTTCTTGTTCGGAGAGGTTTAAAAACATGGTTGATCGATCGCATTAAAAAAATAGCGAAAGAAGAAAGAGAACGGCAGACGAAGAAAGTGTCATATTTGAGAACTAGAAAATAACGTTGACCATTTACAAAAACAATAGCTGAAGAGGTAACATGTTCAAGAAATTTATAGAGAAAATAACAAAAGGAATTATTGAAGACTTCAGCAGGAAATGATCAAAGGATTAATCTATCCGAATAAATCCGGAGATGATTAAAACAAGAAATAAATAAACCTTTTATTGGAGTCTGTCAAAATGTCTACTCATTGGGGATACTATTGCGAGACATGCCAACGAGAAACCGATTTGTGGCTAAATCATGGGGATGAACCATTGCGTGAAATTTATTTAATCGCCCCTGAGCTAATAAAACTTTTGGGAAAACTGAAGACGATAGGATCTGAGATTAGATTCACTGGAGTTGAGACGCATGAAACCGATCCAATCGAGTGGTTGTCAGAACATGAAGGACACAACATTGTTTTGATAGATGAATATGGAAGAAAGAAAACGATGTTAAAAACAAGAAATAAATAAACCTTTTTTGGGATTATGTCAAAATGGATGATAACGATTTAATATATCAGGGAACGGGGAAATTATCAGGCGAAATAATTATCAGGAATAAAACGGGGAAGGGGCACGATACCGAAATACTTATTGATGGCATTCGATTAAATGCCTTATCCGTTATGATTGATGAGATAAAACCTAATGAGCAGATAACCGCAACCTGCAAGTTATTGGTAAAAGAAATAGAAATGCCAATAAAAGAACTTAAGATTGATGCATTCACAATGAAAAGGAATGATGACGAGGGATAACGACAAAGCGGTTGAATGGCTTGAACATCTAGGCAAGTTAGGGTTTATTGTGTCCGTGGCTTTTGGCAACTATAGGGGAAAAGGGCTGTTGTATTCTGTTGATGTCCTAGACCATAATGGAGAAACTTTCAACGAACCTATACCTGCCATTTCTTTTAAGCAAGCGGTATTGCTTGGGTATAAAAGACTGATGCATGATAAAAAGCTTTTTGGTTTCGCCATTCCCGAGGATATTTTAGACGAATTGAAGCATGGAAAACATTGAAATAATAAAAATCTTAAATGTTTTTTTCGTCGTGAACCAGCATGAATAAAAGAGTTAAGGTACTGTGAAAAGAATATTTTATCTATTGCGGGTCGCGATTCCGATATTTCACAATTTTTGGCACACATTTTTACTTGACCAAATGTTGACAAGTCAAGAATTGCTTTACAAACTTGACAAAAGGCAAAAATGATTACGGTTAAAAATGACGGCTTTCTGGATAGGCAGATTAATGATCTATTGAGAAAGGATTACCCCCAGATAAATAGTAAAACGAAATTAGTTTTAACAGATGATACTATTGTTGAAAAAATAATTATGGAAGAAATGAACGTCGAAGCAAGACTTTTCAAGCCGTCCTATGAAAACATCAGGAAACATATTAAGGATATTCTAAAAGAAAACCTAGGGGCGGTTATCAATGATAAGCATTACCTCTTAAAAATCGTTGACCAATTTATTGAAGCGCATCGAAATAACTACCTTATTAAACATCTAAAATTGAAGCCTTATGGATTCAAGGATTGTGTTCTGAACGAAAATCATCATTTCTGGGCTTACTACGAACCGGAGACAGATACCCTTTACTATTGTGACTAAGATGGAACGTAAAAAATTTGTCACATACATCTATGACAACCCGGAACTTGAAAAATTCACTTGGCCGGATGTGCTTTGTTGTAAACCGAATGTTGGAGAGGTATTGGAGTTAATTTCCTATCCTGTGACTTATGACCCTACGATGGGGTTTCCGACCGCAACCATTACAAAAATAATTCATTGCTTTTACCAAGGCGAACCAGCATTAAAACTAAGAATATTATAAATGAGAACGATAACACTAGGACAGGCGAAAGACCTATTTGAATTGGGGTTTAAAAGAGGATCATTTTTTTATTTCCATTATGATCCTATTCATGGACCAATAGATCAATCAAGATATTATCTGACAAATCATGGATTTTATGGCGATTATCCAGCATATACTATGGATGAATTGTGGGGATTCATGCCGGAACAATTATTTATTGATGAGAACGATTGTTATCTCACCCTAACCCCAAATGTATGCTGTTATCAATGGGATATTAATGGTGATATTATTGATCATTATGGATCAACCGATGACAAGGACGATATTTTAACCGCTATTTATTCAACCTTAAAATGGTTAATCCAAAAACATTATATTGAATTATGATATCAGGGAATCAAGCAGATTTAAGACGTTACCTTTTGAATGAACTAGGCATAAAGGTTTCAAGACAAGCCATAAGCTTAAGAGTAAAAGCAAAAGACTATCGATTCAAATTTACACCCGGAGGAAAGCTTATTATTGATGAAACCGCAAAACTGTTAGCTGATTCCGGATTCGGAAAACGAGCAAGATTTATCCGGGCAAAGAACGGGGAATCAAAAGGAAGGAAGCCGAAAATAGAAGCCGACCAAACAAAAAGCCAGGATGACAAAAAAACGGACCTCAAAGACCGTAACGGGAAGGATCTAATCACGGAAAAAAGGGCCGAAATTGAACTCGAAAAGGTAAAGCAACAGACCGAGAAAGTCAGGATTGAAAATGAAACCAAATTAAAGAATCTCATAAAGGTTGATGATATCGGAGAAGCCGTTTTTAATGTCTTCCGCCAAATTCGCGACCATATGCAAAGCCAAAAAGATAGATGCGGATCAAAACTATTAGGACTTGATTCAATCCATGAGATCGAAAAGGTTTTAAAAAATGACAATCACAAAGGACTCGAATCGATAGTCTCTAATTATCAAAATTTAGACGATGAAGGCTTAAAAAAAAAGCTATTAGCGCTCTTCATCGAATAATCAACCGCGCACTCGAACCAGACCCCGACATAAAAATACAGGATTGGGCGCAAAAACGTTTTCATTTGCCTGCAAGTAGTAAAATGCAGGGGCTAATAGACCTATCCTACGCCCCGCACACTATCCAAATATTAGACGATTTAAGCCCCCAAAGTCCCGTCCGTGTCGTTTATTTTTGCTGTGGCACCCAATTATCAAAGTCAACCGTTAACCTTATCCTAATTGCATACCGGGTTGATTGCAGGATCAGGGGGCCAATCTTGGCTATGCATGCAACAAGAGACCTCGGAATCACCTGGGCAAAAGACGAATTAGAGGAAACAATCATTGCGAACCAGTATATCAAGGATGTTTTGGAAGGCGGAAAACGGGGGGATAATGCTTATCTATTCAAGAAATGGCCAGGGGGATCACTTATAACCAGGGGCGGGGCTTCCGGGACCGCATTTGCTAAAATATCCGCTTCACTTGTTTTGCCTGATGACCTAGACCGCTTTTCGATGAATATCGGGGCAACAACAACAGGAAATAAAAGGAAAATCGGGGAAGGATCGCCCCTTGAATTGTTATTTGATAGGGTTACAGGTCGCTTTGGTGACTACAAAATTTTTGCCAATTCAAGCCCTCGGGCTGAAGGCGAATCAATCATATGGCCCGCACTAAAAACAACGGACGAATATCACTTTTACGTTGCTTGCCCTCAATGCAGATTGTTCCAAACCTGGGAATTCGAAAATCTTATTTTCCCCCATAAGGATTATACTCTGACTGAGGAACCTTACATCGAATGCCAAAACACAGATTGTAAACAACGGGTTTATGAAAGGCACAAATACAAAGTTCTGCAAAATTGGGAATATAGACCACACGGCAAAGGACTTGATCCATTAATCAGGGGTTATCGGGTCAACAGCTTATATTCTATGCTCGGTTACACCTTCACGCAATATGCGCAAGACTGGCTGTCGGCTTGCAAAACCTACGATGAGGAAGGCGACCCCGCGAAAAAGATCAGACACAGAAACACAAAACAAGCCCGCCCCTGGAAAAGAAAGACCGGGAAAACAATAAATCACTCATCATTATTCAATACCATGGAAAAAATCGACACCTTGCCGGAAAACTGTGTTATTTTATGCGCCGGTTCTGATATCCAAAAAAGCCCTGGAAGAATTGAAATTCAAGTTAATGGCTTCGGACCAAATGACAGATACGTAATCGACCATGTTATATTTGCAGGAGATCCGACAATCAAACCGGGTCTTGAGGGGTCACCCTGGAATTTATTGGCTGAATTCATAACGAATAAGCGATATATCAACGAATTCGGGGCCGAACAACCAATATATTCGGTTGCTATAGATTTGGGCTGGGGAAAAGATGAAGCCTGGGTCAAATACTTCATCCAGAATTACGAACCGCTTTATTTTCAACAGATTTTTGGTGTCTTCGGGAAGGAAACCACGAAAGCAGTTATCAATTTTATTTCACAAAGCCCTACCAAGGATATAGACGGTTTTGAATCATGGGGACTTTACTCAAATATCAAAAAGGTAGCTCTTTACAATCTTTTCGATAGACATATTACAAAACCTGAGTTGAGTAACCTGCATTTTTCAGACAAACCTTGTTTTACTGAAAACTGGTTTAAGCAACTAACGATTGAAATAAAAGACGAAAAAGGAATCATCAAAAAACCATATGACAACGCCCGCAATGAAGCACTCGACTGCATGTATCTATCAGATGCAGCGTTTTTGCTCTCCTTCCGTGAATTTGAACAAGGGCCAGATTGGGACGATTTTAAAGCATGGAATAAAAAGAAATCAGACCGGGGAAAAGGTGAAAAAGTATCAGTGATAGGTAGTCTATTTTAACAGTTGTAAGGTAAAAATTGTCAAAAATGTAAAAATTGCAATTGACAAAAATAACATAAATCCCTTAACTTTATAAAAATTGTCTAATACGGCAATTCGAACAATGGGGATTTATGGCCGCAACAAAAAATAAAAATCCGGTTATCCCTCCAAAACTTCCACAATTTAAGGGAAGTTCTCGCAGAAAATTACTTCATTTCCAAAAATTCCTAAGTTTTTATGATTACGTTGATAAGGGGTCTAAAGTTTACCCATATTTAAGAAATCAAAATAACTTTATCCAGGTTTTTCTTTAATGGCGGCTCCGTTTACTCAGACAGAAATACAGACCGAAATAGATTTTTACAAAGCAGCGATGCAAAAAGCTGCTATGGCTCAATCGTATAGTGCAGAAACAGTCAGTGTGTCAAAAGGGAATCTTGAAAGTATTCAGAAAGCATTACAATATTGGCTTGATCTAATGGAGGAGTATTACCCCGATGCGTTTACCAAAGAGGGAAGATCTGAATTTGTTGAAATAGGGTTTAGTCTATCAACCAACAAAATGGGATAAACGAATCCTCAAAGCTTTTCCAGGTTGGGGCAAACAACGGATACAGAACCGCATAGAAGCGGCAATGATGACCGGGGCCTATGAATCAACAAGATCAGGCAAACGTCCCTATTCGAATTTTATAAAATTTCTGACTTCTCCAAATAGCAGAGTTAATACTCCGGAAAGAGCGGACTTAATCGCCTATTCCAGATTTTTGGGTTATACGGGGATCGGGACTGCTTACACTAACAGACTTACGACCCTTTCAATCGGGAACGGTTTAAAATTCAGGGCTGCGGTAAACTCGGAAATCCTGGGATTGAACAAAGAGCAAACCCTCGCAAAAAATCAGGAATTCACGCGAATCTGGAACATGTTTTTTAATGGCGAAAACGGCCATTATGAAAGGATGTATAACGGGGGATACTTTCAGGGAATAACCTTCAAGTCAATGTTGGACGGGGGCGATAATATTGTTTTTCCTATCACGACAAAGCCCAGAGTAAGCCATAGGTTTCCATTTTCGCTACAGACTGTTGAAGCGGAAAGAATATCAACCCCGCGAAACAAATCGACGGATACGAGATTTGTTGACGGAATTGAACGAAACGACCAGGGGGTTCCAATCAAGATTCATGTAGCAAAAAGCGCAATAAACAAATCAAACATCCAAGACAAAGAGTATTTCTCCCCAGATTTTTGGCAATCACTGACCATATTCGGATCAAACACTGGCACTCGACAGGTTTTTCATTTGCGGAATCTTACCCAGGACCGTCCCGGGGCAATGCGCGGGATTCCATTTTTAACGCCCGCAACCGGATTGATAATAGACCATAATGAACTGGCCGAAGCCGTTTTAAAAGCGGCAAAGATTCAATCTATTTTTGCCGCATTTTGGAAGGGCGGAAAAGGCGGGGGGAAATTTGCGAAAGCCCCAACCGATAATCAAACAGAGAAGACAAGCTCGACATTTCCCCGCATTGACCTGACAGGTGGGCAGATCATTGACATGCCCGATGGATATGAATTAACAGCATTTGAAACAAAGCAACCGGGGCAAAACTTCGCCCCTCACCAATTACATCAACTAGCTATTATCTCGGCAATAACAGGCATCCCGAGGTCATTCGTTTTAATGCTATTTGATAAGTCTTACTCAGCTTCCAAAGGAGAAACCTCATTGCTTTGGACAACCGTTTTGCGGTTCAGATATGCCTATGTATATCAATTTCTTTATCCTTTCTGGGAATATCTTTTGACATGGTGTGTTTCAAATGGACTTGTCAAGGCCCCCGGTTATTTCAGAAATCCGGAAATAAGAAGGGCATGGCTGGGCGATCCGATCCACCAATTTACAGGTCCTAGGATGCCACAGTTAGATCTTGAAAAGGAAGCTAAAGGGTTGGCTGTTCTGAGAGATTCCGGATTCAAATCGACCCGGGGGATTATTGAAGAAACATCCACGGACGACCCGGAACAGGTTTTTAGGGAATTGGAAGAAGAAAAAGAGCGGAAAATTTTCGGGGCGGTTGTTCAGGCGGTGACAGAAAATAGCCAGGAAGATATTAGTAGTGACCAAGAAAACCCAGATGATCAAGGGGGCGATAATGCACAACAATAAACCGGAATTATTAAGCTTTAGTGAGTTTTTAATGATTGCCCCGTTTTTCGATCAACGCACTTTTTTTGCTCCTGAAATCGAATACTTAAAAAATGGTTTCGACGGGTTGCTGCAATCTGGATTGATTAAAAAGGATGAAGGCAGCAAATTGATTGAATACCGCGATTCGGTTGCAATCTTATCGATCGAGGGACCATTAAGGCCAGGGAAAGATTGGTTTTTATCGACAGGTTATGGCGATATTCAGGACGCGATTGTTGAATTGATTGACAAAAAACAAATCGGGACAGTTATTCAAAAGATTGACTCCCCCGGGGGGACGGTTAAACAGGCTTTCGAAACCGAGGAAATGTTCAGGGAGCTTGCCAAGGAAAAAACATTGGTTTCTTTAATAACCGGATCGGCAACTTCAGCAGCGGCATTGATGACCTTTCCAGCACAAAAAAGATACCTTGCAAGCAAAACAGCCCAAACGGGGAGCATTGGGGTTGTTGCCGAACATATTGATAATAGGACTTGGTATAAGGAATTTTTAGGAGAAGTTCGAACCAGTGTTGCAAAAGGTGATTTAAAAGACGCCGGAACCGATGTTCGTCCTTTTGATGCCAAGGCGAAACTTGTTTTCGAGGAAGCGGTCAACAAGCTCTATGATATTTTTGCAACCGCAGCCGAAAATGGGCTTGGCTTATCCCGGGAAGAAATCGACAAAATGCAGAGCAAGGTTTTCATTGGATCAGACGGGATTGGCCAGGGCTTTGCGGATGGTTTTATGAACCTGGAACAACTGATTTCGATCTATCAAACCCAAGGTAACACAACTTTTTTCACGCCGGGGCGTCCGGCACTTTCAAACATCCAAACGGAGGAATCTGATATGGATATTAAAAAACTAGAGGCGGATCACCCGGACGCCTACAAGGCGGTTTTTGACCGTGGAAAAGATGAAGGGGCGAAAGCTTCGAACGAAAACGCGACGGAAGAAGGCAAGGCTTCGGGGCAAATGTTGGAACGAAAACGGGTAGCCGATATTGATGCGCTCGGGCTTCCGGAAGACTTCGCAAAAAAGGCCAGGGCCGAAGGTTGGAGTCCTGAAAAAACGGCTTTAGAATATGTCAAAGCCGATGCCAATGAAAAGAAAAAGGTAGCAGAGGGCATGGAGTCCGAAAGGAATCAAGCCCTTGTTTCCGATGCCCCGGAGATTCCGAAAAATCCGGAACCGGTGGAACCAAAAGCCAAAACTTCCGATGAAGAATGGGAAGAAAACGCAGAACTGCGGGCGGAATTCGGCAACGATAAAGCGAGATATGACGCTTTTTTGAAAGCTGATGCACAGGGCCGCGTAAAAATTTTGAAAAGGGGGTAATCAATGACTACTCTTGCAGTTGATACACCGAGAAACTATGAACAGGGAGACAAAAATCATATCCCTGTTATTGCTTCGGACATTATTTATGAAGGCGCGGCGGTTGGTATTGTTGACGCCAGCGGACACGCCCGACCGCTCTCAGGCGGAGATCGATTTGCAGGTTTTTGCACAATACAGGCCGATAATTCGGCTGGTGCTGCGGCAGCTATCAACGTTGAAGTATCTAGAAAGGGTTGCATTCAACTTTCTGTTTCTGGTGCGGTCATAACAGACGTTGGACAGCCGGTTTACGCTACCGATGATAACACGTTTGATTTTACTCCGGTGGGGGCGACTTTTATTGGATTTATCAAACGGTTTGTTTCGGCCGGGGTCGCGATTGTCGAATATGATGCGGAAGGGTTTAAAGACCCCTGGGGAGCGTATACAGTTCGCGAGGCTTTGACCGGAACAAAAACTTTTGATGCACAGGACTGCGGGAAATTATTCTGTGCAACCGCAGCCGCCGACGGTGATGCACTGACATTGCCAGCGGTAGCTGATGGATTTGCCGGGGCTGTTATTCTTTGTGTCGGGGCATTTGGGACAACAGCCTTGACGATTGATCCGGCAGCTGCGGATATGATTCTTGGCCCGGACATTACCGGGGCGGACAATAAAGACTTGATTTGCACAAAAGCGACCCAAAGGCGCGGGGATTATGTGAAACTGGAAAGCGGGGACGCTGACGGGTATCACGTGACAGAACTCCGGGGAACATGGGCGCGTGAAGCTTAATCAATAACTTGGCTTTTATGGAGGTTTAAAAAATGAGTATAACAGCATTAGGAAGCCGAGCAATTATCGGTGAATTCTACAAGCAACTGGAGCAAAATCCCGCTCCGGCATGGCTTCCAGCAATCAGCATGAAAATGGAATCTGATCAGGCCAGCGAAACATATAAATGGTTGGGCCAGGTGCCAGCAATGCGGGAATGGATCGGAGGCAGGCTCGCAAAGGGTTTTTATGGTAATTCTTACACGATCGCGAACAAAAAATATGAAGCCACTTTGGTGGTCGAATTGGAAGATTTGCGGCGTGATAAAACCGGACAGGTAATGGTCAGAATCGGGGAACTTGCCCAAAGAGCAAACGCGCACCCCGCGTCTCTGCTTTCTGCTCTGATCATAGCAGGTGAAGCAACAGCTTGCTATGACGGCCAGTATTTCTTCGACACTGATCATAAAGAGGGGAACAACACGACCAGTCAATCAAATGACCTTTCGATTGACATTTCTGCACTTCCGGCAAGCGTACATGGATCAACCACTGTGCCAAGTGTTGAGGAAATGAGCTTGGTTATTTTACAGTGCATCCAGGCGATTAAGGGGTTCAAGGACAACGAAAACCAGCCGATGAATGAATTGGCTAACAATTTTCTGGTTCTGGCCCCAACTTCGCTTTATGGGATCGCTCTTTCCGCAGTAACGGCCACAACCCTGGGAAGCAATGCAACCAATGTTTTACCAAGGGCTGGGTTTAACATTGCGGTTGATGTTGATCCGCGATCAACCTGGACTGAACAAATTGCAGTTTTCCGGACAGATGGAAACGTTAGACCGTTTATCGTTCAGGAAGAAGTCCCCCTGACAATTTCGGCCATTGCGGAAGGGTCTGAACTCGAATTCAAAGAAGATCAACACCAATACGGCGTTATGTCTTCAATGAATGTTGGATACGGGTACTGGCAACATGCTTGCCTTGCCACAATGACTTAATAGGAGGAAATAATATGTCGTTCACCCAATATTTAGTCATTAATCAACCGGTCAGCATTTTCCCCGGTCAGGTAATGAAAAATCTGACTGAAGATCAACTGAGAAGGCGAAAATCATTCGTTAAAGAATTGAAAAACGGTGTTTATGAGTGTATAAAACCATTTCACTTTAAAGCGGGTGAAGTTGTTTTCTTAGACTCAGAACAGGTGAAAAAGGTCGATTTGCAGATTTTGAAAGAACCGAAGGATATCGAAATCGAGAAAAACCCGAAAATTTTGGATAACCTGACAAAACAGCAATTGGTTACGTATGCGGACGAAAAAAGGCTTGGCGTTTCACTTGATATGAAAATGTCAAGGGATAAAATGCTGGAATTAATCAAGGCAATTCCGGACGAAAATCAGACGGTACCGGATCAAGATTAATCTGGAAAGGCACCCAAATGAACCAAAAGCGACGATATTAATTTATTGTCGCTCTTTAATTATAACCATACGGTAGCAAATGATTTTAATTGATCCGGACATCAAAAAGAAAATTATCATTGGTGTAATTATTGCCGCGATTGGTTCAATGGTTTCCATAATCGGGGCTTTTGCATTCACCGGGTTTAATGAGACATTAGTTAA